TTCTTTAGCCATTACTTCTTCTTTACTTCTTCTTCTACTTGTTTAAGGTGCTGCATTATCAACTCTACAAACATATCTCTTTCGTACGGATACATTTCATAAAGTTCTTCCATTAAATATTTATGGTGATGTTTCAAAGAAAATAAAGTAGTATAGTAGACCGAAATATTGCTATATCCGGTCAATACGTAAAAAAACTAGTAATTCCTTTTAAAGTCACTATTCTTGTGTCACCATTTTTATTTTTTAGTGTAACAGAATGTTCTAATACAGGAAGAGTATCAAAGAAGGTTTTTATAGAATTCATACTTTCAATTGATAAATTATTAATAAAATCTTCTAATTCTGTTTTTGTAAATTCTGAATAAACTGTATTTTCATCAAAGATTTTTTCAATACAGTTTATTAACACCCCAAAAGCTGCATCTTCTTCATTAATGCTAGTTTCAACAGTTTTAACATCATCTAAGGTAGGATATTTAAATACAATACCTACAGTATCAGTTACCATAATTTTATTGTTATGTTCAGGATTTTTCTTTACTTCTATTTCTTCTAGATTAATTTGAAATTTAATTACTTCTTTTGTATCTGGATCTGTATACTCAAGATCAACTATTTCACCTACAGATTTAGATCTTAGTTTCAAAAATAAATATTCAATATCAACAGTTGCTAATGTATCAATATCAACAGGTTCGATAATACAATTTTGAAGTACCTGTTTAATTGCAGAGATAGTATCTTCTGGATTATCAGATGACCTTGCCATCATTAAAAGTTTTTCTTCTAAGACAGTATAAGGTCTTAAAGTAATTGCTTTTTGAGTTGAAGGTATAACAACCTTATAGGTTGGATGATTAATTTTAGGTAATGCCATAACAAATTTCCTTTATCAATAATAAGATAGATATTGTGCGTAATAATTAGTTTGATATTGTAATTCTGCTTTTTGAACTGACAATAACTCAGTTGCTCTTTTTAGATCTTCGTCGATTGTAGACTGTACGCTAGAAAGAGATGAAGCTCTTGCTTGTGATCTAGCATCAACAACACCTTGTGTCATTGTATCAGCTTGCCAATACTTATAAGCCATTGCAACAGGAATTCTTACCAACGTATCTGATGCATCCCACCCAACTTGGACATCCTGAATAGCAACAGGAAAGGCTTGATATAGTGTATATGAAGCAACAATTGGAGGTGAATCACTACCTTCTGATTCAGCTACATCATCATAATGACTAATTGTTACTGTTCCCCAGTAGTCTTTAGGATAAGCAAACGTATTAATTGGAAGATCTTGAGTTGTACCTAATGGGCTGTCACCTGAATTGAAGTTGTATACAGTTTGAAACCATTTGTGAAAAAATTTTAATACGTTACCATCAGTATCATTAAAAAATGTAAGTGGCATATCTGTGAATACAGCACTATGTGGTCTTTTTTCAGAATTACCGTAACCACTCATTTTTACATCATCTGTTTGAAATGTAATACCTGGTAGTTGAGCAGCTTCACAAAAAAAGAACAAATCAGGCTTAGCAACACCCATCGATAAAGGTGGGTTAATTTTTACCATAAATTTTGAAGCACGACTGATGCCTCCGTTGGCACTAATTGTGCCTAACATTTCATTAACGCTGAAGGCCATTTATCATTGCTCTCGAATCTTTGTACACTTGATTAGGTGTTGCTTTTTGGAATCTCTGTAATGGTAGGAATAATGCAATATCCCATTCATTAGCAGGTATTAGTAAAAATTTAGTTTTTAAATGCCCGTTTAAATATTTCTTTACGCATGGTTTAAAATATTTATATTTAGCAACGGAATTTAACATATTATATGATGCTTTAATCCTTGTTGTCTCATCAAATTTTAAGTTTGTTACTAGTGGATACAAATTATCCATAAGTTTTGCTCTAAAATTTAATGGTAAGTAATGTAGATTCATAGCCAAGAATCCATCACCATCACTAGCAAAAGGAAATATTAAAGGAAACCTATCATAATAAGGCAATTCGTCTTTCATTTTTGGATCATAACCAAACAAATACATGAATCCAGGTTTAATTGTCGTTTTTGTATGATCTGTATTATCGGTAATAATTTTACCTGGACTTACAGATCTTACTTCTTGCGCTTTTTGTCTATACCACTCTTGAGCTGTAACATTTACAGGTTTATTAAGAGTATTACGAGTATTTTGTAAAACATTAGTAAAAATTGACATCTTTAAAACTTATCTAAACCTAATTCTTTTTCTGTTAGTACTTTAAATTGCCATTTTCTATCTAAACAAAATTGTTCAGCAGCTTTCCACTTAGCAGTGTTAACACCAAACGTTTTAACTTCGTTTATATAACGTCTGTTACTTTTTTCTTTTTTTACTGGTAATCTAGTTTGTATATCAGGTTTTATTTCTATAATCATAGTATTTATAGACCCATCCGAAGACTTAGTCCTAACCCAGAAATCTGGAAAATATCTATGAATTTTTTTATCCACAGGACTAAAATACGGTATAGTTATTTCTTCAGATGCCCATTGAGTGACGTTTGGATGAGAATCTAGGTATCTCATAAAACGCAGCTCCCACAATGATCTGTAAATGATATTTGTTGGGTCACCTACGTATTTAAATGGATTGTGTGGTTTGAATTTACCTTTATAGGCCATGTTGTCTCAACGCATAAATAATATGTAATATTTATGGGAATTAAAATGGTTGCCACTCCTAGTTTTAGTTATAGTTTTCCTTCTGAAGTACCTCTGTATTATTGCAGACTCTCTATGAAAGAGTATAGCAGACCTAAACCAGGTTCTCAAGTAACATCTGAAACAAAAGGTGTTATTAGATTACCTATGCCATTACAATTGGTTGATGATTATAATATTCGTGTAAATGATACTCAATTTGATTTGTTGGGTAATGTTGGAAATTTAGGTGATATCTATGCAGCTGGTCAAAGTAAAATACAAGAAATAAGTGATGAATTAAAAGGTGGTACTTCTATTTTGGACATGGTGAAAAAAGTTGGATTGCAAGCTGCTGCTGTCATGCCCGGTTTATCTGATACAGGTCTTGGTAGGTTTGCTCAATCTCAAACTGGTATGGTTCGTAACCCTCACTTGACTACAATCTTTGAAGGTGTTAGTTTAAAAACGTATTCATTTTCTTGGAGACTTTCACCTACAAGTGATTCTGAAGCTAGACAAATAAATTCAATGTTAAACACTATCAAAGGTTACATGCATCCAAAATTAATAGGTGCAGGTTTTGCTTTAGAATATCCTTATCTTGCTAATTTGGAATTTGAAGTAGGAGACGTTGCATATTCACAGCTTCCAAAAGTACGAGATTCTTTTATTACAAAATTAGATGTAAATACATCAGGTGGTGGATCAATTGCATTTTACAGAGATGGTAATCCTGTTACTATTGATATTTCAATGGGATTCCAAGAAATTGATATTATGACTAGAGATGATTTTATTCAATCTCGTCATGGAGGTAATTAATGTCAATATTTAATTTTTATCCTTACATTAATTATAATGATCATAAAGGTGTGTATTTAATTGCAAAAGCTGAAGTAATTAAAAAATATCTTAACAACTTTAATAATTTTTATTCTTATACAGTACGTGAAGGTGAAAGAGCTGATATGATAGCATATGACCAATACGGTGATGCTACATTGGATTGGGTAATTTATATTGCTAATAATATAATCGATCCTTATTATGATTGGCCTATGAACAATGATGATTTTAATGCTTTTTTAGAAAGTAAATATAACACTGCTTCCTATAAACTTTCTAACGTAAACATTCCATCTTCTGTAGTATATTATTATTATGAAGGTTTAGATTCTGATCCTCCAGAAGTAATAGCATCGTATAACTATACAATGTCCTACGAGACTTATATTGCTCTTGGTCAGCCAGCAGGATGGGTAGCAAAGAGCGTTTATGATTATGAACACGATTTAAATGAATCGAAGAGAGATATAAAATTATTAAGAAGTAATTATCTTAATGATTTTCAACAACAATTTAAAGATCTTTTTATTAATGGCTAATCTAAATCCTTTAGAATTAAAAATTGCTGATATAAAAATCAAGAAATTTAATGGTAATGATGAAATGAGCATTATGCCACAATTTATTGAGATGGCTATCTTTCAATCAATTTTTGAGCCAGTAATTAAAGCAGAATTGCTTCTTAACGATAATATTGGTTTGTTTGTAAATTATCCTTTTACAGGTGAGGAGGTTGTTACTGTTTACTACCAACACATATCATCTACAAGTAATGACTATAACTCTAATAGATTTTTATACCAACAAATACAATTTATTATTAAGGGCGTAAGAGATATTATTGTAAGTGATCGTGCCAGATCTACAATGTATACCATAGATTTAACTAGTGTAGAGTTTTTACAAAATGTAAGAAAATATGTCTCACATGCTTATAATGAACTATTTGAAGATGCGGCAGAAAAAATATATGATGAATATATTCTTCAAGATACGGAAACAAAATTTAAAAAAACAAAGAATTTTTATAAGGAAAAATCTGTTAAGGTAAGACAAGTAGTAATTCCTAATCTTAGACCTTTCCAGGCTATACAATGGTTAGCAAAGCACGCTGTATCTGCTGACTATAATAATAAATTCCTTTACCTCTTCTTTGAAAATTTTGATGGGTTTTATTTTACCACTATTCAATCATTAATACAAAATGGACTAGAAAATTCTCAAACACTTATTCAAAACCAATATCAATATGTTTCAGATGCTGAGTTGGCCAGAGTTAATGACAATGATCCTAATCAAGAACTAAGACTTATTACAAACGTTGTTAATAATAAGAGGTTTTCTTCTATTGAAAAGATTGCTGGTGGATATTATCAAAATGAATTGTTTGAAATTAGTATGTTACAAAAAGCATATAATAGTACTAACACTGAATTAAATTCAGCATCAACCGATCAATATTCACTAGGTAAGAATCCTTTAAATACTCCTGAATATATTACCTATGTAAAGAATCAAATTGATGGTACTGAATATTCAAATAGAATTAGGTATATTATTAACAACTACGAAGATTTTGATGCTGATAATAGATCACAACCTGATTATAGATTAAAATTTGGTCCAGCAACCAAATATCTTCATGCATTAAATCAAATTGACTTGAGTATTACTGTTCCTGCTAACATGGAATTAAATGCAGGTGATGTTATCTATTGTGTACTACCAGAAAATCATGGATTTAGTTTAATAGAGCCTGACAAATATATTTCAGGTATGTTTATTATTTCTGAAGTAAAACACATTTTAGGAACAGGAAATAGAGCAGCTACAACTTTAAGAATATATAAAGATGGGTATCTTAATGCTCTTTATGAAGATTCTTTATATAATACTAATGCACCATCAAGAGGTAGAAAAGTAATTAATCCTGTTACTGGAAATCCACAATAATGATTACTGATGATTTTTATGGAGATAAGTTTAGATGGTTTGTTGGCGTTGTCAAAGCAATTGGCGATGATAGATCACGTGTAAAGGTTAGAATCTTTGGTATCCATCACACTGAAGATTTAACAAGAGTATCAAATGGTGATCTTCCTTGGGCTTTGGTAATGTATCCAACAACTGGAGGTCAGACGTCTGGTGGTAATGCTAGTCATTCATTAAAAGAAGGATCTTGGGTAGTAGGGTTCTTTGTCGACGGTGAAGACTCACAGCAGCCAATTGTAATTGGTTCCATTAATGGAGGTCCAGGATCTGTTAATAGTTCACCTTTGGATGGATCAACCCCAACAGCTGGAAATTATACAAACACATCAACACCTCAATATAACAATTCTGGTGCCGATACACCAACATCACAATTGACAGGTTCTGATAATGGTATGAAAGCCTACAATTTCTTTTGGGAAAAGATATCTTCTGAAGGATCTTTTTCTGGTGATAAAAAATGTATGGTAGCAGCTATTGTTGGTAATTTAATGGTAGAATCTGGTGACGGCCTTAATCCTCAAGCCTATAATCCAAATGATCTTGGAGAATCGTCATATGGAATAGCTCAATGGAGAGCAGGTAAGTATGACAGAGCAACGCCAATGTTTAGATTTTGTGGCTGTTCGTCAAATATGACACCACCTAATCTTCCTCCTCTTGAAAGACAATTAGATTTTGTTTGGCATGAATTTCATACCTCTGAAAGAGCTGCGTTTAGTAAAATTTTAACAGCTACTACTATTCAAGATGCTGTTGATGGTATTATTCGTTATGAAAGAGACGAATCATACAAAGGTAGAGCTGGTGTTGATACATCTAATAGAACCTATATTAGAAAATTAACAAAAGCTAGACAAGTACTATCTTCTTATTCATATACAGGAAATTCATCATGAACCTAGTGTCACCTGAAGCTATTTCACACAGTAAAAATTTAAACTTTGATTTTTCTAATACACTTAGAGATGAACAAGTTAATTTTGATGATTACTCAAGCTATACTTATATTATAGATGTCAATGGTTTAATTTATCAATATGCACAAGCAAATGAAGATAATGCTAATATTGTAATAATAGGTGGAACTGATAAATTTGCCAATGAAAAAATGATTTCATTAAATTCTAGTTTTTTTGTCACAGAAACTCAGAAAGTAACTTTATATAAGATAATGAAGGAACTTGCTAAATTTTATGACAATGCTTCTATAACTAGTAGTAGCGATAAATTACAACAATCATTAAATGCTTTATATACTAATTATTGTGGATAACAAATGACTATAGATAGTTTTACAAATGATCCTGAAAGAGTAAAAAGATTTACTAATCCTACTGGGGATGGTATATCTAGATCTATGGCTCCACAACTAATTGGTTCTGGTGGTATGCATGCTCCATACTATGAGGTATCAGTAAAAGATAAACCAAGATTAGGTAGTGATCAGATTATAACTCATACAGGTCCTGGTGCAGGTGTAATGGGCGGTATTGGTGATCCTACAGATCTTCAAGGATTCTTATCACCAACAGGTAATAAAATTGTAATTGATAATACATTTGGTTCTGATACTGTAACTCTTCAGCATCATACAGGTGCTACTATCCTTATTGATGCTGATGGTTCTGTTCATATGATATCGGCAGGTAAAAAAGGGTTTGGAATGGTTGCTCCATCTGGTGATGGAACACTTTATTCTCGTGGCCATATGATATTAAAAGGTGATGGAAGAATCACAGTTGAAACAAAAGGTGATTTAGATTTTAATGTTGGTGGTTCTGTAAACTTTCATGTTGATAATGATATTTCTTATCATGTTGGGGGAACAATTCAAGAGATTGCAGGTAGCAAGATTACAGAAGTTGAAAAAGAAATGATGACTACAGTAGGTGGTGATCATAGAATTACTGTTGCAGGTAATATGCAGACACAAGTAACAGGCAATAAGATTATAGATGCTGGTGGAGATCTTACAGTAAGAACAGATGGCAATTTTTCAGTTAATGCTCAGCAAACATTTAAAGCTATTGCTAAAGCATTAATGAGTTTAGACACTAGTGATACGATGACAGTGACAGCAACTGGAAATATGAAATTACAAACTGCAGCTGCATTAGCAACCATCTCTACAGGTACGACTAAAGTATCATCTACTGGTGCTTTATCTCTCAATACTTCTGCTGGTATGGGTGTTTATGCATCTGGTGAGATAGCTATAAAGGGTTCAGACACTACTATTCAAACAAGTGGTTCACCAAGCGTTGATTCACCTGCAACTGCAGCAACTGCAGCATTGGCTCAATATGCTCCTGCCAATACTATTATTGATGGAATGACTACAACACGAGTAGCACCAGATTTCCCATTAAATGCTAAGAATATGTCAAAGGAACAATTTTCACTTTATAAAAATGAAGGAAATAATCCTAATCCAAAAGCAGAAGCAGCAGCTGCTCCAAATACTGGTACTGGTATTAAACCACAAATTCAGGATACTGGAATAACAGCACAACCTGTATTACAAGGTTCGTATGATAAGCCTGCAGGTAATATAACAAGCACAGGCAAAGCAGAACAAAATCCAATGCAAGTATCATATTCAATATACAATTCAAATGAAAAGATATCAAGACATATTACGATTGGTCAGGTTCTTGGCTTAAGAGCTGTACCACATGATCAACAAAAAGCAGTTATTGATGCTGCTATGAATACAGCATGGAATATGTTAGATCCACTTATAGAACATTTTGGCAGCCGTATGGAAATCACTTCTTGGTGGAGAAAAGATTCATCTAATCACATTAAAGGTAGTGCTGTTGACATAAGAGCAGCTAATAAAAACGATGTTACACTTACAGCAGAAATTGCTGCTTATGCAAGAGACAATCTTCCTTACAATCAAGTATTCTTAGAAAAGAATGATTCACCAGGAATCCATTGTCACATTCAGGCTGCACAACCTGGACAGCCAGGTGGAGGTCAAGTGTATACTTGTGCAGATCCTCATTGCCATCAAAAGATAGACGGATTACAGCTTTCATACGCCGTAGCAGCCTTGGAGGGAAGACACGTTGGCTAATATTAGTTTTAACTCGCAAGGCGATCCATATTCTCAAATTCCAAGTCCTGGTTTAAATAGAGACACTATGGCTCTTATTCAAAAGAGTCAGATACATCAACCAGGAGTATATGGAAATCAAGAACATCAGAATTCAGATGTAGCTTTTAATAATGCAATTAATACTGGCGTACAATTACTTGGAATAGCTGGAAATTTACAAAACACAGAAGCACCAAGTAATTATGTGAGGACTAGTAATAATTATGTTTTAACTAACAATGAAAAATTTATTATTGCTCGTAAAGCAGAAGAATTATCATCCTATGGATCAGTTCCTATGGATTCACTCACAACATTTTTATATGTGCTAGCATCTGTTGATTCATTGTATGATTTGCAATACATTTCATCTGTCACAGGTATTGATGAGTTAGGCGATCAAAGATATATTAGAAATGTAACTGGCATATGCGAAATTCCTGATATCTATAAAATCGGATACCTTTCTCATGGTGTAGCAGCAGTAAACCAAAGATATGGTTCGTATCAACAAGTTCAAAATTATGATGATTACACACAGTCAAGTACAGGTTATATTTCACAAAGTTCAAATTATGGTACTAGTTTGGGACTTTTGGGTCAAGCAGCTCTTTCTATTGCTTCAAACTTTACTGGATCAGTTGGTATTCTTTCAAATGCTCCTTCTTTATCATC